TTGTTACAGTTAAATAATAATGAAATTTTGCTGACCAAAAGGCAGGCAACCTATTATTTAAGCATGAGTTATCGGGTTTTCGGCGACTTGCATGTGACCAATCAACGCACTATTTTTGCACCTAAATGGCTTCGCAACAAGAAAGGGGACTATATTGAAGTCCTGAATAATGAAATTAAAAATGTTGAGACCTTCAACTCTTTTCGTTATGTGCCCGATGGATTAAAAATAACTTTACATTCTAATCAGGAATATAAGTTTAAGCTGTTCGACAGAGAGCATATTCTAGAAAAATATAGAATTAACATTGTTGCTACACTCCAAAAATAAACAAAGAAAAAACCCTTGCATCACAAGGGTCTCAACACATTATAAAGGATAAGCGGGTGATGGGAATCGAACCCACGCTATCAGCTTGGAAGGCTGATACGGGGGTTTGTAAGCACCTATAGAATCTATTCAAATCCGCTCTACAAAAGGGATTTTGAAAATATCATCTATTATAATTCAGCAACCATAATCATATTGGTACGAATATAAATGCCCCATTTTCGCCCCATCTTGCCCCATAAGAAGAGCCGTCCAGGATTACTCCTGAGGCGGCTCTTCTTCATACTCAATCAGTTGTGAAATCTCATTCAGCTTAAAAAAACTCATAAGCTTGTCCAAGTGTTCAGGAGGCCAATGCTTGGCAATGTTCCTCTCCATATCACTTAGAGTATTCCAACGTATGCCGGTGGCTTCACTCAATTGGCGTACACTCAGATTGCCTAATTCTCTTAGTTCTTGAATTTTCAGTCTCAGCATGTCCCTTTCACCTCACCATTACTATACTATAAACTATAATTAAGTTCAACGAATATCGTTGACATTCAACTATATTCGTTGTATAATAAAGAAGTAGAGAGGAGGTGAACAAGACAATGAAAGATTGGGTGATACTCCTGACAGCAAGTATCCAGTGTTACACGGCATACTTGCTACTAAAGAAAACTCAGGAAGACAACAAAAAAGGAACCAAACGCAGCCACGGCGGCAAACGTAAATAGGTTCCCGGAGAGTAGGGGTCACACCCCCTGCTCTCCACCCAATCATAACATAAACTCTTTTTAAAATAAATCAGCTGGCGAGCATACGCGGGAGGGATTTGAAATGCTGAATGTAATCACATGGATTGTAATCGGGGCAGCTCTGATTGTTTCGGTGATCGCGCTATTCAAAACACGGGGGCGGCGCTAATGCTGCCTGTACACCTGAGACTCGCAGAGTTTTTCCACATGCATAAGGCTGGCAAACTCACACACGCACACGGCCCGGAGCTGCTGCAGTGCCTTCAGGTCAATGCACAATATTGCTGGGATGTGGTTAAGCTGGAGCAGCTATCTGGCATAGCCATTCTGCTGAATGATGATACCTGGTTTGATGAGCTGCGGATACGAATTGACGCGCTGCGACTCACCGGGAGGGCGCCTAAATTATGAAATGGGAAGAATTAAAACCATGGATGTCCGTCCGGATTGTAAAAGACCATACAAGCGGATTTGGTGAGCGTCGCGGGAAAGTAGAAGCAATCGGAACATTTGAGGGTATCAGCAAGCGTATAGCTGCACTGGTGGACATTGGGGAAGTGTTGCCTGTAGTACTTGAACCGGAAGGACTTAATAAAGATGATTTACCCGCCTGATGATGGCCGTATGGGAACCGGCCGAAACACTATCCCTAGATATTTGGGGTAGTGTCGTGGGAACCCGCTCCGAGCTGGCTTTGCAAAGCTGGCCTTCACATATAATGTTCTTTTGACATATTAAAAACAGACAACAAGTGTAGTTGCCTTTATTTTGCGAGTGTAGCTGCGTTATTGTCTAACAAAGATATATTTTCGGCTTCTCCATTGTCATTGAACATAACTGAAACGTGATAAATCTTTGTTCTATCTTTTGGGTCAACAGGCATATCCGATAAATATTTCCCCTCAATAGAATCATATATGTAATCCAAATTTTTAGCTTTCTCTATAACATTGTCATGTCCGTATATTTTTTCCAGATCTTCTTTGTTCATATTAATTTCCGCACCTTGTAAAGTTTTGAAAATACCGTTAGATTCTTCGCTTAATAAGATAGCAACGACGGCATTGTCTCTATATAGAACGGATACGTCATTCTCATAGCTCACAATATTAATCACATCGCTTTTTTCTCCTTCTCCAAGAACCTTTTCCACACTTGCTCGACTCATCCCATACCGAACAATTTCTTTATCATTATCAACCTTTACAATAGCAAGATCATCAGCGGTAAGACCGCTCTTTGACGATCCGCACGCAGTTAATAAAATCAAAAATAATAGAGCTAGTATACTTCGTCGCATATTTATCCCCCTTGATAATTTACCTAAAGTTTACCATGGGGGAATAAAAGAAAAAAGCCCTACCAACCGAAGTCAGCAGAGCAAATTCCCAAGCGCTTGCGAATATGTCATATAGTCGCCGAAGTAACATCATCTATTTTAATCCAATCCCATTCATCCTCTGACCACCGGAATTTAATACCCAGCTGCCGGTCTACCTTCATCATGATGCCCTTGGCTACCCTGTGCTCAAATGGATCGTACAAGGTGAGCGTGATAGCGCTATGGTCCTCCATAGACTTATATAAAGCTCGTTCGATCAGCTCCACTTTCTGTGGGTCCAGAACAGGACGAGTACGCCGACCCTGCTCACGCTCCTCATTAATTATGAGTTGCTTATGCTCTGGCAACACAAGCCTGCTACATTCCCATATGTTTTCTAGTTTCTTAGTCATGATGTCTGCCCTCCTAGTAATACTGCCAGTAATCCATATTCCCCGGTGTAGTTATTTGCTGAGGCTTCTGTGTTCCTGCCTGTGATACCTTGCCTGCGGGATCATCCCTTTCCCATCCCTCCAAAATTAAGGTGCTCTCCGTTGGAGTACCTGGCTTCCATTCAATATAATTTTTCTCAACGAGTTCCTGCAATCCAACTCTAATCTTTTCCGGTGTCCGTCCACTCTTTGTCTCCAACTCCTGCAGCGTTGGCATATGTCCATGATGGCCAGATGAGTGCGTCATGATCATTAGTAGCTTTCGTGCGGTATCATTAAGCATGGCGCTTCTCACGCACCAGCTGCCAGGCGAGTATGCTACTTGACAGGAACACACGCGGCGCATCGGTAGTTGCACAGGTTGCTCTTATTCGACCGTCTCGAATACCCTCAATCTCAACCTTCCGTTGCGTGATCTTCCCCGCTTTCTCTTGGCATACAATTTCAATGGTTTGGCCGATATTCATTTTCATTACCGATCGCCTCCAAAATAGGAACGTTTGTTTGTATTATACGCCGAATTTTGATTTTTAAGCAATGGGAAAAACACCTTAATATTAGGTGAATCTTACTTAAGGTTCTTCTTTTTGTTACTATCTATTGTTGTATATTTCTAATATAATTACCAATATATTGTTACAAAAATTTTAAAAATGAGGAGTTATTAAGATGGCGCAGCGAAAGAACAGCGGAAAATCACCAGATGAACCTTTACTTTTGAAAACTTCCAAAGAAGATGCAGAAAAACGTCTTAGAACAAGAATTCAGGAAGGTAAGGTATTGAAAGCAGTTCAACTCAATAGTGAGCAGATGTATGAAAGCTTCTTGGAGCGATTTAACAAGTGGGACGATTTCAACAGAATGTTAGTGAAAAGTATTTTCACAACTGAGGAATTGTTGAAAGAATATACCAGATTAACTTCATACCTCCTTCCAGGTGATTGGATGGATCGTTTCCAACTAACATTGGATAAATTAAATTATAAGATAAGCACGCTTGAATCAATAATTGAAAGATTAGAGCTTATTCCCGAAGATGAGCAGTCCGTACCTCCTTTACCCCAGATACATAAGGAAGTTAAACCAGTGTCTGTATTTATTGGGCACGGTCGTAGTAAGTTATGGGCCAGAGTAAAAACCTTCCTACAAGATGACTATGGAATAACATCTTTTTCATTTGAATCCGAAACACATGTTGGAGAATCAATCGTCTCAATTTTAGATAGCTTTCTAGATAGAGCATCATTTGCAATTATAATTTTGACTGCTGAAGATGAAACAGCAGAAGGAAAGATAAGAGCACGACAAAATGTAGTCCATGAAGCAGGTCTTTTTCAAGGGAGGCTCGGCTTTAAAAAAGCAATATTGTTAAGACAAAACGGGCTAGATGACTTCTCAAATGTTGATGGTCTACAATATATCGGCTTTTCTGACGATGAAGTAGAACAAACTTTCTATGATCTTGGACGAGTTTTAAAACGTGAAGGTATTGTATAAGCAAAAACAGACCCGTCAGGCATAAGCTTGGCGGGTCATTTTATGTATGCTCTAAACTCAAAACGTTCTCGAATGAACCGGCCCCCTGCGATCTTAATGGTCTCTGAGGAATAGCCTTCAACCAGTCCGCCATAGTCCATAAGGTGACCTTCAGGATCATCCTCTAAAAGGAACCAGACGGATACCTTGGATTGTGAAATAGCCGCCACAAGAAAATCAATATCAGTTTTCAGTATTTTATAACCAGTGCCCACTAATATATCTCCTTAAATATAATTATCTATTGATTGCCGACATTATGCTTTTCTATCAATTTATTTATCGTGAGGTATCTCTCATCTAAAACTTTCCGTTCTTCTATGCTCCGATTCAACAGATCCTTAAAAACGAAATTTTGCATATTAACGTTCACGTCCATCAAACATGTGAAGAAATCTAGCAATCGGTCATGTGTATTTTTCATAGATTCTACAAGCTTAGATCTTTGTTCCACTTTAAATTCTATTCCTTGATTAAGGGTGTAATGGAACGTAGTGTATTGAATGTAAGTATCACTAATAACTGAGATTATTTCTTTGAATTCTTCTTGTAAAGCGTGTCTTTGCTTTACAAGTGGTAGAAACACAATCTCATATTGTTCCCATGCGTATGAAAACTCTAAATAGGAGCTACTTGCGACATTTTTTAATTTTTCAAATTCTTTATCATTAAGTGAATTTAACAAGTGATTGAGATCTGCTCTATATAATATCGATTCCTTATCTAATCTTTCCAAATAAGTTTTCGTAATAAATAGATAAGTACTAAAATCAGAATTTTTTCTAATGGCATTATAAAGTGGATCTTTTATAAAATTAAATGCACTAATATATGTAATTATTCGCTTATCCCTAGTTACATTTTTCTGACCTAATTTATATACATAAATCCAACCAGTTACTGTAACAGTCATTGGTATAATTACACCTAATAACCATTTGATATTATCTCCAGTTATATACCCTAGCAGCTCGTTCATATATTTCCAACCTTCCATAATGCAAAATTTATCATTTGCATAAACTGAATATAATAGTTTTGGGACATTCTGTAAACGACAAAAAGCCCACCAGCCGAAGCCAGTGGGCAAAATCGTAAGCACTTGGGAATTTACTATTTATCCGTATATCCTTTGCCTGCTTCCGGATTGCTCACGATCCCCAGTACAACCAGCACACCCAGGACCGCATTCACTGCCGCTGTAACCTCGTCATATTTCTCTGGGGGCAATTGCAGACCAATGATTGCCCCGACTGCTTGCACTCCCAACAGCACGGCTGCCGTCAAAGATACCCACATACCATAGTTACGCCATTTGCTGTTCATGATTATTTATCCCCCTCATGGTTCGTGATTAATACTCCTGCACGATGCAGGACCGTCAGCGTCCGGTAAAAGTCATAGCTGCTGCCAGATGGTGTATCCAGCAGCCCTGCATCTACTGCTGCCTTAATAGCCGGTTGCGCCCATGCTGGTGGTTTATCTATCGATGCCTTGTCCTTAAGAGCCTTGATTTCTCCGGCCTGCTGCAACGCTTGACCCTTGAGTACATCCTTGCTGTTAGCCAGTGATTCTAGCGCCATCATGATAGCTTTATTTTGTATCTCTAAATCAGAAATCCGTTTTTTATCCTCTGCTGACAATTCGTCCGCCTCCTCTTTTACTTGCTTGATTTTTGCAATCGCCTTATCCAACTGTGCTTGTGTTGGCCGCTTTCCGGCGCGGTAATCAGCCGTTGACAGCCCGAAGGTCATTTCAAAGTGCGGTAAGTCCGTGAAAGTGTTCCAGTCTCCGCCCCACTCCCATCCGAGGCGTTTGGCATCTGCTACAACCTCATCCCAGTCAGCTATGCCGTCTCCGTCTCCGTCACGCTTGGTATCCCAGGACACACCACCGTCAGGCAGCAGCAGTGCAAAATCAATAGCGACCCCGAAATTATGATATGAGTACCCGCCTTTTGCATTGGTGACGATCTGTCCTTTTGTAGTGCGCCCTTGAGCATATAAACCGTCTTGTTCAGGGATGGTCCGCAACCCTTGTGTGATCACAATCGGCACACCATGGGCATATGCAAATTCTATTAGCGCTTCAGCAGCTGCGCGATCAGCCGAAAGAAGCCCGCTCAGTTTAGACGCAGACTTGGCTTTTACTTGATTTAAAGTTAATGACACCTGTATCACTCCTTATGCTGATTGGTCATTATCCGGATGCTCCGGTTTGGCCGGATTATTTTTGCTTTTATCCTCACTGAGTTGCAATAAAAAGTCCTTGAGTTGCGGCGGAAACCACACGCCCAGAATGCCAATATTTTCAACGACACTCAGGCCTTCCCGACCCGCGTAAAAATAAATGGCTGCCGTCCGGAAGATTGGTGTTCCCGGCTGAATCCAGTCGTCCATTAAAGAACTAAGTCCGACGACGAATAATACAACAGCCTTGCGAATGCCGCCCCAAAACATAATGTCACTGCTGACGGTTTTAGTCTTAAATGCCCCGAGTACGCCCGTGACATAATCAACGACCATAAATGCAATAAGCACCTTTAGTGATTGGTCCCAGCCCCCCAATAGTCCTGCAGTTGTTGCCAGCAGCCCCGCTGCGGATATAATCCCTCCTGTGGCTACCTCGCGGCTCCCTGAGCCAACGGCTGCAGTATATATGATCATTGATAATTGCTTGATATGATTGAACATTCCCCCGCTCCTCCTCTATCTCTAATTGGCATAAAAATAGCCCCGATGGGCTCGGGGCTTGTCTCTTATTTTGTATGTTATAGATAACCTCTAGATTATCCCCAAGCATAGTATGTGAAAGGGTTATTCGCACGGGTATCAGTTTTTAAAGAGAACCCATTAGCTGTTATGGTCCATGCAGTCAACAGAGCTTTACTTGTTCCCTGCGAAGCTATTTGATAGTACCCATTACCATAAGTGCTCCCACCTGCAACGTAAGTAGCTCTTACAACTTTGCTATCATCACAGTCTAAAATAATCATTTTAGGTGTGAACGGTAAGTTAGTTACGGTCATTAATCCAGACAGATTGCCAGAACCACTACCACTAACCATTTGCTGTCCTGCATATACCCCTGTTACGCCAAATGCGGTAATTCCTGCTTTTAACACTGCTGCATTGAAGTTATTTTCTGCTGCCAGTAATTGAGCTGTGGTTAGCTTTACTTCTGGATATCCGCTGCCCGTTACGGTCCGATAGGCACCCTTTGGAATCCTAACATATAACACGCTAGAAAAAACAGCATTTACAGCGGGTTCTGCCACGGCCCCCATATCTTTATCGGCTAGCGTACCCACAATACGATTTCCATTTACAGTAGCGGCTTTACTAGCAACAATATCCCCCGCCGCCGCTCCGACAGTCGGTTCAGAAGTAGCTATCCCCGCCATTCCTAACACGGTCTTGCCCGCTAGAAAATTGGCTGGAATTAGGCTGGCATCATTACAAATTATTGTAGTAGAGTCGGTAATTTTACCCACTACTCCATTTTCATCAGAGTTTGCCACCACTCCCAAATATCCAGATCCAGCCGTGCTAATATATCCCCCAACATCTTGATCAGCTAAGTTTGGCAATGTTCCAGGGACCACCCCTGATTCAGTACCTATAGTTGTACCCTCCAAAACGTCGGCAGCAACCGCTGTACCATACTCACCCCCCTCACCCTGTAGTATAAAAACCGAACCATCGTACACCACCGTATAGACCCCGCCAAGCGCCAGCAGCGGGTTATTACCATTAGGCTTTTTGATGGGCTTTGCTCCCAAACTATTAAGGTTAAGCGTGACCGCTCCCGTTGTGGCTACATGGGTTTTAATCCCGACACGTAGCCCGGCGGATAATGCTGCTGGTGCTGGAGTGACGGACGCGGCCAGCGCGGCCGCTGTGCCGGTGGTGACGGCGTATCCGCTGCGGTCATTCCAGACGGCACGCTCTGCTGCTGCGATGTGTCGGGTGGTATCATCCACATGAGCTTTGGTCGCTTCTAGCGAGATTGCCGGAGCCGTCAAGACGTTAGGCTTGCCAGTAATGCCCTTGATTAAGGTAAACAAGCTGGACAGCAGCGCGGTCAGCGTACCCGTCTTACTGGGCGTTACACTGTCCGTTGCTGCAATATTATCCAAATCGGATTGTAAAGCGAAAACCAGCGAGTTATCAATACTCGCTGTAATATTCGCCGCTATGCCTACGATCACCACGCAGTCAATTGCTTTTTCAATGATATCTGAACCGCCACCAGCAGCAATATAATCCGCAGTCACCCCAGCGTTAGCATAGGCATACAAGATTTCCCCGACATCTGGATCCTGAGCAAAAACGCCGATCTCCCGGAAATAGAATCCCGTTGTGATATCGGCATTTGATAGTGTCGCGCCGATCACCGCTTTATTCGGTGGTTGCGGACGCAGACGGGCAATGGGTAGGTTTTTTTTGAGTGATATCAGTCCATTTAGCGCGGGTACCGACTGCCCACTGAGTGACCCGTCACCGACGGCAACTCTTGTATAATTAAGCTGCGCGCCCGCTTGGGCTTTGCCCTGTAGCACAAGGCCCTTATTTGTTAATGTCATGCCGCCAAATACTGCCACGGCTTTCCCTCCTTAAATCGTGATGTGATCCCCGATGTGCAAAACCACACCGAAGTATAACGGCAAATCTTCCGCCTGCGTAATTGTTACGCTGTCCAGCACAGCAGATAGGCGTTTCACCGCATCCACCGCTTCAATAAACTCCTGCGCTCGCGTTGTAGTCACATCGGCATTGTTGGTCAGCACGCGGAAATGATATGGATCACCGCCGTACTGCCACCATTCCTCTACCGCTCCTTCACCGAAAAGGATCGCAATCAGTTCCTCAACCGCCCCCGGCGTCCCTTTATGTCGGTGGAAAGGAATCGCATTTTGTACGAGCACCCGTTTTTGATTCAAGGGCAGTTCCGAATCATAGTAAGGCGGGTTGTATTGCCAGGCCAGTTCGTCGGTTTCCGCGTCCGTCCACTCCGCCGAACGTCCGAAGATATCCAAGGCCGTAATCAAACCGGTTGTCTCTTGCAGTTCTGTATCCAGCGCGGCAGCGGCGGCAGCCATGGCCGGATCGGACCGGATGGACGGCGGCAGCAGATCAAGTAGGCTTACCGTTTGGATATTAATCATCAGCCAGCCCTCCATAGGTGATTGTCGGCGGTGTATCTTGGGCGATTTGTGTCGCATCCAGCAATGTGTATACCGGTGCTGTCGCTATTACGCGCAGCGCCCCCGCCGCCATGACACGGGCAATCAGTTCTGAGGGATTGATATCTCTCCCTAATTTGGAGCGCTGCCAGAGTTGATAAGCGGCAGCGGCAGCCGTCACCGCTGCTTGAATGGCCGACACCTCTGCCGCTCGGCTGCGGCTGATATAGTAGGTCAGTGTCGTGTCATAGGATATCGGCGATGGAGCCATTACAGTTACCTGATCCGTCAGTGGCCGGATGCCCCGATTCTCCAGCGTCTCCGCTACAGCGTCCAGCACATCCTGACCGGGTATTTGCCCGCCGATCATCAGAGGGACAATCGTAACCTTACCATCATCGGGCGAGTAGGCATGTACATCCATGATCGCCGCCGATGTGGATTTTGCCCAAAACTCATAAGCTCCTTGCGGTCCCGCCGTGCTGTATGACTCTGGCGCGGTCCGAATACGTTGCTTAAAGGAATCGTCCGTCTCTGCCGCCGCTCCCCCACTGCTGGCCGTCAAGTTGGTCACAGCCTGTACGAAGGGTAGCTGATCCATCAAAACATTAATCTGGCCTGGCAAAAATCCGTTGCCTGCCGATCCAGCTGTCGAACACTCTGCCGTCACCGTGCGTGTTGTTGCCCCGGGTGGAATCTCCATGTAGTCGGCTGTCGCAAAATAGATAGAGCCGTCGCCACCCTGAGCACCGACCCGGGTCCCTGGCGGTATGCCAGTAGCCGAGGAAAGGGGAATCGAAAGCGTAAACTGCAGCGTTGTAATCGCCGCAGCAGCTTCCAAGCGCTCTGATCCTTGGAAGGCCCCCATATGATCCAACCCCACCCCTGACGCATACCGCAGTAAATTGCCTTTGGCTGTCTGGTTGATGATCACTCGCTGTTGCACAATGATTGTGGCCAGAGACGATAAAAACAGCCTCACCGGATCGGCGGGCTGCAGCGTTTGGTCTGTGAGGACCTCATATACGGTTATTACATTTTGTAGAATCCCTGCTGCCTCTTCAGCGGTGAACTGAATATCCGGTAAATCAACATATTTAACCAAATCACTCCACCCCCTCAGCTAGCGTATACGTCACTATAGCCGCTACACGCCCTGTCATAGCATCCGTTATTGTACCGTTAAAAGATACACCCACTACCAACGCTCTCGGCTCCTGCTCAGCAATAGCCGTGTATATTTCACCAGTAAGCCGCGCCTCTGCAATTTGGTACGGCTCATCTACCATGCTGTAGTCTATACCGATGCCTCTGGCTAATGGTGCACTGCCGAGTGCCGTGGAAAGTATGGTCCTTAGATTCTGCCCAACCTCCTCAGCAACTGACGCGGGAGAAAAGTTGATTCTGGACGGCTTTGTCATGTCTACAGTATAGGTACTCATTTGACATACTCCTCTAATGTAATATTGACAGTAGATGATAAGACATTACCGATGTTGTCCAGCGTCTCCCATGCTTGTGAAAGGTCTGTAATGATCCACAATCCAACACCTACACCTTTGCGACCGATAACCAACGGTAGCGCCTTACCTGCGCGTTCTAGATCCGTAAGACGATCCAACTCTTTCCGGGGATTGAGTCCGAACCGCACATCAAAACGTACCGAAAACGACACCGAGTCAATCCCCGGACCGAGCCACTCCTTTTTCGGCTTTCTACCGACAATGTCATGTTGTGCCCATCGGCCTGCACTGTTTCGGGTAAACTCGTCGATAGTTCGCGTGGCACCCTCGGAAACGACAAATACAACAGGCCCTAAACTACCAATCTTATTCATGGCCCACCTCTTGGGATAACTCCGAGACAAAATCCATCAGAACCGTTATTTGGGCATCCCACTAATACCCATTCACCAACACTCGGAAGATCTACCGCCTCCAGACCGATCATCGTCGGGCCAATCACCGGTAGCTCACCGGATACGAGATCGTCATTATCGGGATACGTCACTCTGACCGTTCGAGCTGTTTCATTAACGGTTGAAACAATTCCCGTTCGCAACACATTACCACCCCAATACCTTTCTAATTTCTAAATCTGTAGTGAACCCACTGCCTCCAATAGAGTGTTTGGCAGATTCAATGATGTATTTTCCGTCGAATCGCTTCCAGCCCTTGATGTAAATGGTTAAGCCTGCAGCCATCCGAATGTCGCCCATGAGGCTCAGTGACCCTTTTCCCGCTTCCTTATTTTTCTCTCTCAGTCTCCTCCGGGCCAATTTAAGCCCTGCAGCCAGTGAGTCTACTTGCTCATTAAGCTTCAGGAGGGGGCCAGTATTTGGAGCCCCGGGCGGCGTATAGGTTGCCTTTATCGTCTTTTTACTTTTGGTATCGGTGTAAGACAGCTCACAGGACCGGTATGCAACATAAGCCGTTCCCCATGAAAAGCCGTATCCCTTAACATTGTCTTCGCCTCTTGTGATCGTCGCAACCGTCGCCTTCTTCTCGTAAGTTGATTCATCGAAAAGGACCAGGCTGCCACTTGATACCTTAATGGCAATGCCTTCCTTTGTCGCTGTCTCAAGTAGAAAAGCTAAGTCAGATAACGCCGCTTGTTCTAATCGATCATAGGAAGGGTTGTCCGTTGCTTCATAGAGCAGCTTTAATCCAGACCTATTAGCCACCTGGTCAGCCACTGTTTTGAGCGTTACCTTTTCCCAAGACCTTGATCTTTTTTCTTGACGGATATCTGAGCTGACAGGCAATGATACCGCTTTAATCGCTACTATATCCGGCGAACCATTGAAATCAAAACTATCAACCTCAAAAGTACCCAATGGCAATTTTTTAATCTCTCCTGGTCCATCCCAATTGATAGTGCGAATCTCAGCTTTGATTTTGTCGCCCTCAGTTGGTGCCCATGGTCCCTGCCAGTTTTGTTCACGGTCTTCTAAATTGATGGATAGGTCATCCAAAGAGCCAGAGGCAGCATCGTTATAATTAAAGTCGGTCAGCGAGTCGGCAATCTCCTGGGTTACGTCCTTTCCATTATATTGCAGCACCAATACGGCCCTGCGGGCATCCTGCATTGTCTCCAAAGTTAATCATCCTTTCGCCATGGCGGCAGAGTTTCAGAGGCATCAGCGGGCTTATCCGGTACGGTCAGTGAGATGTTACCGGATAAAATGACGGTTCCTGCGTGGCCCGGGTTGGCATTGAGCAGCAGTGTCATAAGATTGGCCTGACCGTAGACTTTGTAGGATATGCCGTCCCACGTGTCACCTTGTACTGTTTTGTAAACGATCATTGAAAGCTCACCCGCTTTTGTTGTTGCATCATAACCTTGAACTTCCGCTCAAAATCAGCTTGTGAATCCTGCAGCACCTTTCGTAACTTCTGTTCTGCTGCTGGGTCACTACCTTGAATGGTGATCTGAGGCGCCCAGGTTACATCTATGCTACCCTCGCCATTGCTGGTATGGCCCATCAAATCGTTTGCCTTTTCCAGCAGTGAACGGGAACGCGACTTGTTGTTGAGAGGGATCGCAATTTCGGGGCCAGCTTCGCCGAAAATTGATGCCTGATTTGCTATGCCTCCGTCAGCATATCTATCGATTCCCGGATCGTGCAGCGCTAAATAACTGAGTTTTTGTCCGGCTACTGTCTTAAGGTCTGGGACCTGCCCTGTCTGCTGCCAGATCAATTGTAGATCAATCTTTTTCTCATCAGGCATCATGTCCATGGCACCATTTAAGTCCGCAATATCTTGCATAGCTTGATCGAATCGTTTCTTCTCAGCATAAGATAAATCCTTATATTTTGCCGCTTGCTGTTCAAGCGTACCGCCTAGATTAAGTTCAATCATTCGTTTCTGCAAATCGTAATATGACGAAAAGCTTTTTTCAGCTTCGGCCATTTCATCCTGAGTTTTTTTAATTTTTTCATTGTACTTATCAAATGAAGCTTCTATATCGTTGAGATCATCACGAAACGTTACCCAACCAGGACCACTGTAATTCTCTCCAGTATTGGCTTCAATTTTTGAGGCCAAATTATTCCATTGGGACGTTTTTTGTTCGTCACTCGCTCCACTATCAGATATTTTCTGATATTGCTTCATGTAGTCTAAATAGTCACGGTAAGACACTTTGGCCTTCTCATAGGCTGCGTTTTGTTTGCTCAAATTTTCAGCTAAATCAGAATATTGATTTTCAAGATCAGGCATTTTCCCTTGTGCTTCGAGTGCGTCATGTTCGAGCTCGCGCTTACTCATGTCCGCGCGGGTTTGATTAATATCCTTAAGTAGATCCAATTGATCGCGGAATTTGCTATTCTTCGAACCTTCAGCAGACAAAATATCTGGATTCATGTCGATAAGTTCTTTTTCGACATCCTTTAGCTTTCTTCTCGCTTCGGTCAATTCATCCGCCGGCGTTTTTGAATCTTTTATTTTTTGGGTCAGTCGATCATATTCCGTAATCAGATTCTGGGTCCGCTTACTTGCATGGTCAACTTCCGTATAGTTGGAATATGCCTCACCTAGTGCATCGCCCATGTTTAAAAGTTCCTGCCGGGCTTTTTCTTGGTGTTTTTTGTAGGCAATTACTCCAGCGGTCAATAACCCTACACCTACGATTGCAATCCCCACTGGATTGGTCAGCATTCCCAATACCTTAGCAAAACCTCCTGCTGCTCCTCCGGCTCCACCTGCAGCGCCCTCGACTGCCAGAAGACTTTTAACAATTTTAATCGTATTCTTGGCTAGAGCCGCTGCCGGCACACCAAGAGCAATTACCATCAGGAGTTTTTCGTTATCGCCCATCCATTTAGCAAGCCCCTGCAGAAGAGGCATTAAGTCCTCCCCAAGTGGGATTACCAGGTCCGTCATTAATTCCCGGCCAATGGTTGCAAACTGCTGGGATAGGGTACTGTATTTCACTGCTGCGACTTCTTCCATTGTTTGCTGGGTCATATCGAACTGCTTACGGGTATTGCCAAGAGCCAGGATTGCATCGCTCTCCATGTCCTCAAATTGGGTACCAAACAACGAAACAGCAATTTGACCTTGATAAATAGGATCCTTGATTTCCTTTAACTTCTTAATGACCTCTTCCATAGCTTGTTTGCCGGTCATTGATCCCTCCGTCAAACCATCAAAAATGTTGTCACCTTCGCCGAGGTACATTTGTAAATCCTTCATGGCTTTAGCCGCTGTTTTACCACCTTTTGAAAAGTCTCCCAAGAGAATATTCGCTGTTTCTTTGCCCTCTTTTTTGACCAATTCAAGGTACTGTGCAGATTTTGCGCCGCCTTTGACGAGTCCATTCACAAACTCATCAAGATTTTCTGGAGCAAACAGAGCGTAAATTGCATCATTCGTACCTTCCGATCCGTCTTTTATCCGGATACCAAACTCTTTTACGGCATCCGCTACTTTATCCAAAGAAAAAGCTCCGTTTTCCATTCCTGCTGCAAACACGTTGAACATTTCATCGGCCGAATAACCCATTTTATCGAAATATACACTGTACTCGTTGGCGGTATCAATTAACTCGCCGGACTTGTTCAGACCCTTCTGCGCCCCTTGTGCCATGAGGTTATATGACTGTTCGGAAGTAATACCGAACTTCTTCATCATCGTGTCGGCAGCCTTTAGAGACTCGGGAACATCCTCGTTAAAAACATCTCGGAACGCAATGGCAGTTGCAGTAATCTTCTCCAGTTCATCGCCAGTTTGCTGAGTGTATTGCTTCACCAGCGCCATGGACTCCCCTAAATCCTCAAATCCTTCGCCATAGTTTTGACGGTATAAGTCCTTGGAAATAGCGTCCATGCCCTCCATTTGCTCCGCAGTCATACCGGTAGCTGCCTGGAGTTGAGCCATTGCATCCGTAGAGTCCCCAATGGTGCCGACAATGTTTTGCAGTGAGACGCCTGCTGTCTCAATCAACGCAAAGGCTCCCATATATTCGGCCATGTTTTTCAACGTTTCGCCGAATCCAACAGCGGAATCATCCAGATTACGTATGGAGTCGTCTGCCTGGTCTGCGTCTCGGCGTAGATCGTCAAAATCACCGCGACGGGACATGTCCTGCAGTGCGCGTTCCAAATCCTGTATATGCTGCTCCGCATCGCCCATTGATCGCCGGAATGAGGAGTCCATAAGTGCATTGAGACGAAATGCAATATCATATTCCCTACTTGTTCCTGCCACTATTTTCTCCCCTTCCTAATCGTGGCTACCCGCTCCACCCAATCCCCAAGCTCACCGAGAGGCAAGCCCAGAAAGTAAGGAATCGAAGTATGGGTAATCATGGCCAAAGTAACGGCGAGGTCTTTGATCTCGTCGCCGTCTCCGCAGCCTACAGAAGCAAAAAACCTTGTGCCTGCAGCGTCAGCTTGGTGAAATCCTTGGCTGGAAGAGCGCGGATCAGTCCCACTTTAACCCCGGCAGCCTTGGCAACAATGTAAGCCTGATAAGCTTTGTTCATTTCTTTGATCATTTCACCGCCGGATTGTCGGGCCGACTCCGCCCGATACTGTCGGTCACAGGCCAAAATATCCTCGCCAATCAATTGATCAAAATCAATACTCAAAGATTCAACGGTGTTTCCCTCAAATGTAACGGGCCGGGCGAAAGTAAATACTTTCGCAGTGCCCTTCTGTTTATTTTCTGTTTCCAATGTTTATCTCTCCTTTATAATCCAAGATTGATCTTGGTCTGAGCCAGGTAATCCACGCCGTGAATTTTATGAATATAGTTGTATTTGTCTATCTCCACGGTTTCGACTCCGTCTTGTACAATTTTGATATATGAAACACTGAAGGTGTTGGAACTATCCATAGCTGCCGAAGTCTCCAAATTACCCGGAGACATACCGAGTGGACGCGCCCTAACTGTAACCTTGAGTGCTTCTTCAACATACTCACTTAAGGCGGGGTCAAACCCCAACACCGACGCTCTTAAGTCCAAAGCGTGAACTATTGGAGCCAAGAGCTTAGTCCCTGCCTTCTCCATGGTCCGCCAATTCAGCGTCAACGTCATGGCTCCGGTTTGCCCGGGGGCAGGAGCCTCGATTTCACCTGAAATACCTCCGCCTTTAATCGTTTCTGATAGGTACGTAATTTCCGGCAATGTAGCAGTGGCCGTGCCTAAATACTCCGTACCGTTTAAAAATACCGAGTAATCAATAACCCGTTCTGATCTTTTTGGCATGTGATCCTCTCCTTTCTACGCGAACAACGCGCTCAGATATGTTGTGTCGTATTCAAGCAAGAAATTTATTTCCTGCGCTGGCCCTGGTGGTGTGATATGCAAATGGAATGTGATTTTACCAGCCATTAGGCTTGTTGTCGGATTCTCCGATTCTAGGAATTCTACACGGCCACCCAACAGCGCTCCGGAAGATGTCAGGCCGTTCAGCCAGATATTAACGCTATCCGTCACGGCGGCAATCAGCCGCTTGTTCAAGGGGTCATCCACTTTTTGCATGTACGTGAGGATAATGCTGTTGCCTATCCAGTTAAACATGCGTCGGATAGGGATAAAGCTGTCTTTAGGATCAGTTACGCCAGGGAAAGCACCTGTGTTGTTGCCCCAGGACTTCCAGCCGCTTGTGCCGAGATTGACGGCTGTTACGATACCCAGGCTATTGAGGTATGAAGCTTGGTCAATCCCTAGGAAAATGTCTGTACCATCTGTAAGCGCCGTACCATCTGCCTGTAATGCCTTATTGGACGGCGAAGCAAAGGGAATCCCGCCATTGGCCGCATCCGTTGTGGCAATGAGCCCGGCCAGTTGCGTGGAGTAGTGGAATAGTTTGTCTCCCAGAGTCAGCATCGGATATGTTGCAATCTGCAGTGGTCCAGTATAGCTATTGTCAGACTTCCAAGATCCGGCATCCGTGTACGGCTGCGCAGAGTCAATATCCGTCAAAGCGATAGCTTTAAAGTTACCGTTGATGTTCCCGGCCTTGGCCTTCATAACCGCAGCAACTGCCGGAAGGTGTGACCAGCCCGGAGCCAGCAGCAGATCAGGCAGGATACCAAAGCGCGGATAGGCTTGATTAACAAGTTCAAAGCCGGTATAAGCGCCGTCCATCGTCACGCCGCCGATGACATCGTCAGCATCTACGACTCCCGGATTAAGCTTGTCATATCCGATAGAGAGTTGCGTTACACTGGCGACGATTACCCCGGAGGCTTTGGTTGTGATCATTACATGGCCGTCGTCATTAAATGCAGCTGTGTAATCCGTGGTATTGCTGTAAGTTGTTGCCCCGTCCGAAGACTTGACGACGAGTGTCGGCAGCAGTACACCCTCTATTGTCAGAGTCGCCACCCGATTGCTGACAGCTACTGTAACCGGAGCAACTGTTGTCTTATGAGTGGCCGGATCAAGGACATTTACCAAGATCATCGGCGCTTTTTGGTACAGTGCAAAGTGTGAGTAAATCAGTTCGCAGAGTGTGAAGTCCTCCCAATTGTCGCTATACCCGAGTGCGGCCACCGCCTCGGCATACGTAAATGCTAGGATCGGCGTATTCACCGGCACGGCTGCAGAAGACAGGTTAACCGGAGCCGTGCCCACTGCAAACGGAATACCGCTGGTTGCCTCCGTCGGCGCTAGGACGGATGTTGATTGCTCAATAATAGTTACGCCATGTTTAAAGGCCATGGATTAAATCCCCTTTCCTAAAAGCTTTTGATAAGCTACATATTCAGCCGTCCCGGTTTGGGTAATACGTGCCTGTACTCCGGCTATCTCGTCCAATGGCACAATGAGATCATCGACACCTGGCTGCTCGGTAAGCAGAGGCTGCAAATACGCCGGAATGCCACCACGAAACACCGTAGATTGCAACAGCCGTCCGCCCGGCAGACTCGGGCCAAGATACATGCGTGTCGGTTCTTTTGCTGCTTGTTTAACGACTGTCACCTTCGGTTTTTGATCCTTTATTTCACTCACAAAATAACCTCCTGTCTAATTTGCGGAAGAGTCCAAGTCGTTACCGCTTGGCATATCCATTGCGGTTCCGGCTGGTCCTCAAGAAACTTCCATTTCCAATCCGGTTCGATCCGAAATTTTTTATCAATGATTCGCTGACGCATCAACAAAATGCGAACCCGCTCCATGAGGTTTAGTACATCAATAAAGCCGGAATCATCTTCCGACTGTGTCCCAAATAGCAGTTTGACCTGAGCCCGGCTTTCGTCTTTGTCACTGTCCCCCTCCATGGGGCGGATGATAATCAGCGGAAACACTGGGTCGTCCCGGGTCGCTGCTGTTTTAGAAGGCAACGCACCCAAATGCACTGCGGGAATAGTTGCTGCATCGTCAGCCAGCTCCTTTACTAGGAATTCCTTCAGTGCCATCATCAGCATCACTGGCGTCATGACGTACCTCCTCCCAAGCGACGGTTCAATTCATGCTCCAACCGCTTATCCATTTCATCGATAGCTACGCTTTCCAAATGATCCACAACCTCCGGATTATTGAGCATGACGGGTACCGCTGGACCATAAAGTTCTTCCACCGGAAGCCGTGAGCGAGCACTCCGCCGATAAATGCCGACATGCCCGCTGCTCATACGAGCGATAAACGCCCCGTCCACTTTTTTGTTACCGCCAGCGCGTTTAATCGCTGCCTTCAGCACACGGGGCTTTTTGCCTCCAACAACCTTTGGATTTGTCCGAAAATTGATGATCGGAATGTTCCCCCCCTTCCAGCGCAGCTCGCTGCTTAGATTGCTGATACTGCCACGACGCAAAACGACTTGATCGGTAACCGCCTTCGACTTGACAAGATAGGTTTCTTTTACCTTGCGGCCTGACTCAGTTTTAAGCCGCTGCGATGTTCGGTTTAGAGCCGAATAGAAAGACTTCCGAACGTCTGTTTCCAGCGAACCTACTCGCCGCAGCGCCTCACGGATTCCTCTTGCTTCGACTCGGACATCAATCATGTGACATTCGCCTCCAATGAGATCGTAAGCATCCCCATCTCCTCAGCTACCTGGTCTACACGGTACCGTTGGTCCTTAATCACCATCCGTTGTTCCGGCTCAGGTTTATATCCAAGTTCGGTCATACTGACAAACAGTACATGCGTAACCAGTGCAACCCCCTCGGCATAGGCCAGGGGGTGCCTACTGTCGCTGACGGAATCAAGAGAAGCTTTAACTTCAACGCCGTCAATGATATAGGGATCCGCAAACTCATTTTGATTCAGGAATGTCCTCTGAATGTCCTCTGCAAGAAAGTCCTTAAACCCCTTCATTGGAATCTGCCTGATCATAGTAATCTGAATACTGTTGCAGACGTAGTTCTTCATTTGAATCCGGCTCTATTTCCAGCTCAAGCAGCAATTCTTTTTGTCTTGAAGCTTTCAGTTTGCTAAACTCTTCAACAGTAGGCAGCTCGTGCAATTCTTCCTGCTCGCCAGTAAGGAGGTTTGTCTTTTGTATCTGATCCTCTGCAGGAAAATCTTGTGCTAAGATTATATCTTTGCTGGACAGATGTTGAACCTCCGAAGGATCAGCATTAAAAAAGGAACCCTTTGGATAAAGGACTCCTTCGTATTTTACAAATCCTTTATTTACTTTGTATTCCAAAATATTCGCCTCCCTTAGATGGTGTTAATAACGGCCCAAGAATCAACATCGAATGCCTTCGGAATCGGTCTGGACTTGAGAATCAGCGATTTGGTATCCGTAGTTCTATCTACAGTTACCTTCGAAAGACGAGGTGCTTCAACGGTCACAAAATTAATGGAATCTTCAGGGATAACCGTAATCGCACCATAGAGCATTTCTCCCAGTTCACGGGACCCTACAATAACCTTATCATGTTCGATGTAAGGTTTGAGTAAACCCGCTGCATCATCGTAGTACCATGCATTATAAGAGTATAAATCAACTCCCAGTTCGATCAGACGGCCAATATATGCATAACCGTTACCATTCTGCAGATTTAGCTGAGGATTGAATGCACCAAATTGAGCATATCGCAAATCCATATACTTTTTCAGGAAGGCTTCGTCGTCCAACAAATTACGAGCCGCTCCTTGCCCTAATACCATAACTTCTGGATTCCAGCCTGCCTGCCGCACTAAGGTTACCGCATCGAATAGATCACTGTATTTTTTTGAAGTCGATTGGTTCCAGCGGTTGACTCCAGTCAAGTTGATGATATTATCGAAACCAAAATCGAGAGTATCCTCCCGTACCTTTGTGGCAGTGTCGTCTACATAGCCGGAGACGGTTACGATTCCGGATTGCATCAGCTGCCCGATCATGATTTCCTCACGGCGGATAGCCATATCCTCCAACTCATTGTAATCATTCTGCATAATAATAAGCGCCCGTTCTTCTGGAGTCATGCCGCCGAATACATTCTCACCAGGCGTCCGTTGCTGCAGCAGATCCACATCATACGGGCGGGAGATATTAATGAACGGTGGTGTGTAGATATCTGTTCTAATCCCATCCCGACGGATATTAATCGGACGCGATCCCTCTGCGATAAATGGTGCCGCGCGCTGCCGATTTTTATAAAAATCCATCATTACATGTTTGGTAGGGAAGGTTTGAAAACTCGGCATGAAGGTATCCCGCAAAAAAGTGGTGACCGGCATACGGTGAATATGTGCCTGGCCCATAGTTTGCGGTTCATTTATGTTCACATTCCCATTAAATCCAGCAAGGGCATTCTGCGGGCGTGCAAGACCACGCTGCAGACGATTCACAATCGTACTTTGTCTCAATTTCATTTCTCAACTCTCCTTTAGTAGTCTGTTCTATAGTGAATGTTTACTTGACGAAGTTCTTCGGCATGAGCCAACAAGGTGTCGTCTTCAGCCACAATTAATACATCAGCATTGAAGATACCTGTCTTAAATACAACGGCTCCTATTGCAACCGTACCGGTATCCACATCTTCTGCCAGTACATACTGTGCGACCTTACTGCCGTCTGTAGCCTCGATGTCAACCAATTTACCCTGCTTGTTTGCGGTAACGATGCCTAACACCGTCCCTTTTTGAAGTTCTCCCTGGTTAGGAGCCAGTGTAATAGACGTTGTTAGCGCGGGCACCTCAGTACCTGCAAAGAAGTGGCGGAAACCGCCATTCTCAAATCGTGCAACATGATTATCCAAACTGATTACCCCCTTCTCAAATTCTGCGGCCGTCCGGATTGGGATGCTGCAGCAAATGTACTGAACACGGCATTCACATCTTTAAGATTGTTCAGGTCATATTCTTTTTCACCGCCCTGATCCAACGTTTGACCATGTACACCTCCGGTTCCCGCTGCTTGATTGGCTGCAACAGCTTGGTTAAACAACCCCACGTTCAGCATTTTCCCTTCCTTCATTGCCTTAAAGGCCAATTGCTCGGCGGTAATAGGGTTAGTGTACTTGGCATCATTCACCAATTCAGAGTCGATGTTAGCTGCAATCGCGTCGATACCTTTCAAACGCTCACGCTCAACTGTAGCTGCATCAACAAAAGGAACTGGATTCGCGGCAGCTTGAGGCGCAGCAACAGGTGGAACTGCAGGCGGTGCGGTAGGCACCGGAGAATTAATAGGACTTGCTGGTGTTCCTGACATATTGGTTCCCTCTCCTTCATGTTTCAAAAATGGGTTGTTCTTCATCTTACTTGTGTCTACGGCAAGCGAATTGACAATTGCATACCTTCCAGCATTGACTACCTCAACGGTTTTGTCATAGAGAACTTCATCGGCAAAGCCCATCTCTAACGCCTGCTTGCCGGTCATGTATGTTTCGTTGGTCATGAGCTTGGCAATCTCTTTGTCCGACAGGTTTGATTTGGACATATATGCGGCGACGATGCTGTTCTTAACTTGATCCAGCAGATCTTTCATGTCAGCCAGATCCTCGGCATTGTAATATCCGCTGATACCAATCAATGGATCATGAATCATCAGCGTGGCATTTACGGGCATAATCAGTTTATCCGCAGCCATGGCAATGACACTGGCCGCAGAAGCCGCAATACCGTCGATATAGACAGTGACAAATGCCTGATTCCGTTTAAGCACGTTATGAATGGTATGGGCAGCGTACACATCCCCACCATCACTGTTGATATAGACTGCGATATTCTTCTTAGCCCCAAGCGCATTCAGTTCTCGCACGAACTCAACTTGATCTGTCGCTTCCATTCCGAAATACTCATAGACCCAGCCATCACCGTTAACAATGGGGCCGTACACATAAAGCTCTGCTTCGTCTTCGCTACTGTTTACAATGTTCCAAAATTTAAGCTTTGGAATTGCCATCTTCTTTATCACCTCCTTCATCAGGTCCCGTGTTTGGATTGTTGATGTTTGGCAGACCGGCCCGGGTTTCCCATTCGCGGCGCAATACATCAACATTGGAATCCCAATCCATGCCGGTCAGTTCGCTGGTTTCCTTTTCAAACGTCGAAAAACCATAATTGATCCTCATGGCCGAGGCTGTAACTTCTTTGATTGGATCAATTTGCCCCGGGCTCGGGCCAATCCAAAGTGCCGCACTCCAGAGTTTCCGTCGGGCTGGGTCCGTAAAAAAACCGGGTGCTTGAATGCGCCCGGTGGAGATAGCCTCAAAGAGCCAGGTTTCATACAACGGTTGACAAAAGTCCGCCGCGAACCAGTCCCGCCGATCCCGAAAGGTTCGCCAGGCTTGCAGCAGAGCCGCCCTTGATGCCGAATAACTACTGTTAAATACGCCAAGCAAGACCTCAAACGGCATGTCCAGCGCTGAACCAGCCAGCTTTGCCATGGTCATGGTAAAGGAATCGAACCCTGCTGTCGGATGTGTCGGATCTCCAAAGGTTACATCTTCACCAGCTCCCAGGACGTTGATCGTGCCCGGTCCCATTTCATAACTTGCCAGCCGATCTTCTGCAGACATCTCGATTTGATCTTCTGGTGCAATGGAATTGGAAAAGGGAATGTCGTTTTTCGTGCCGTCCACTTTAATGAAAGCTGCGAAAAAACTATTAACGATGGCAGCCGCAATTTCAGCATCGGCGTAACGGTTCATCTGCTTAATCTGCTCGATCACCGGAGCCAAATATGGCACGCCGCGATATTGATCAGGACGTTCCGGATCTACGATGAATACACAATTTGGAAGCCCCGTTACGCGGTTAATCGCTTCAACCCGGGCCCAACTGATAGGTTTACGGGTTGGGACTAATGAATTAGGGTGTTTATTGCTGATCCAGTAAGCAACTACCTTACCACTCGGATCTGTCTCCACCCCGTTTTGAATCGCACCGCCGGACGGTAACTCTGCAAAAGTGCCAGGCTCTATACTCTCCGCTCCCATGAACGATTGCCCTGCGAATTGCTGAGGATTATTTAAACGGTCAGCCTCAACTAAATGCAGCCGCAGCCTGTACGGGTTCAGCATTTCCGGCTGGTCAGTATATTTGACCACGCCCAGTGAGTCCCCATTAAGTAGCCAACCGGTCAGCGCAATTCGCTGGGAATCATAAAAGTCATTTAACCCGGTATGGTCAATCTTTGATCCGGCCCATAGGCTAAACTCAAATTCGGTCTTATCCTCCCAGGCTTTTGCCTGCTCCGGGGTGATGTCAAGCATCCGGTAATTGAGTTGGCATTTCAGGGATAACCCGGACCCGAGAATGTTCGACTTGTTTTTATTGATAGCCCCGGCAGCAATGCCTCCGCTCATATACAAGTCCCGAGAACGTTCACGCAACAACCGGAGGTTACTACCCACGTCTTCCTGCGGGCTGCGGCTGGTGCTCTCCCATCCCTGCATAGACTTCTTCTGGCGGCTCGCTCCGTTGTGGCTATAACCACTATTGGTGAACTGCTTCATTACGGATAGATGCACTCGCGCAGCTTCCCGCTTTAGTGCCCGAATAGGAGACAACCAAGCTATTGTTTTGTCAACCACATTCACAAGTTCAATCAACTCCTTTCAGACCATATGCACTAAACCCGGGGCGGCCAGTCCCACTTTCCACCCTCTTGGCCTTGAACGACGTTCAGATTAAAAAACATTCCCGTCGGATTGAGCACACACAAATCAACACACGTTGCATTGTGAACCTGAGTGATGATTGCTGCTCTCGGCTCGCTTTTGTATTCCCCTCCCGGCGTACCGTAGCTTTGATAATGGACTATTCTTCCCACTGATGGGTGTTGCATCTGAATTCCTCCTTATAAATCCCGGAATACAACCCGGTATGATTTCCGTTTATCCGATCCTTGCGCCAAAGCGTTCTCTAATTCATCCTTCCTGTTTTCCAATTCCGTGATTTGCTCACGAATCGCGTTCAGGTCGCCACGCTTCAGGCTCCGACTTCCAAGGCTGTACTCTTGAGCACCTCCAAGAATGGCCTCCTCCTCCGCATAATATCCATCCAGCCGCCGGACCACGGAAGCAAGACGCTGTTCTATACGGCCGCGTTGCTGCTGGTTCATCTAAGCTCACCTACCATATATTTTGTTTTTTGACATACTTCTTTTTGCTGGCCTGCTTCTTTGCGCTGCTCGGTGCCGGGGTTGTCCCAGTTCTAAGGGCTTGCTCAAAGATTGGTTGAATAATTTCCAGTGCTGCCAGCGCATAGTTTCGCAAGTCAAAGGGTTCATTTCGTGCGGTGGTTTTAATCCACTCATACCGAGGCTTGCCGCGGGAAAATCGAAGCGCCTTCCGTTCAGAAGTCAAACCCTTGAAATACTTCTGTGAATACCCCTTATCCGCCGCTATTGGAAAATGACAATAACCCGGTGCCTCTTCCTCCAATTGTAGATTTGAAGTAATCCGCTCCTTGCCAGCATCAACCCCGACACGAATCAGCAAGCATTTTTCCCGGTTCTTCCGGCTTGAGCCGATGATTATTGGCTTACCGGGACCTCCTTCCCCTTTGATGGCATAAACTCGGCGGTGCTCTCGACTCACACAATACTTATAGACTTCCGTTGTATAATGCCCCCCGGAGTCTACACATGCAGCTGTAACGATTATTCCGGAACCATCTTCCCGCAACCATTTACGATCCAGAAAAGAATCTAGCTGCTGCCAGGTTTCGCTTTGATCCGGCTTACCATGAATGGTGTGATACTGGATGCCCCAGCTCTGTTTGCCAGCTCCCCAGCCTACCACTTCAACTTCGAGCCGATCATCCTGCGTATCAACTCCAGCAGTGAGCAGCACCACATCTTCAGGCACATCCACCTCATGGCCGTAATCTTCCCGGCGCTTGTAAAGCAGCTCATCATCTAATTTCTCGCCTGTCTCTTCCCAAGGTTCAGCCATGACCGTATTAAAGAATGTCTTGAGCATTTCCTTGCCACCCTTGGTCGCTTCCCGGAACTTATTCACGATCCGGGACCAAGAAACAAAGTGAGAAGCCAGAGCATTCAGGTGGAAGCCCCGAGTATCCGCGTGCTCTTTGCGGGCAACCCAAGTCCCAACCCCTGATTTCCATTCGTGTTCCGTTGAAAGCATGCCGCAGTGCTGGCACCGGTAGGCTACGCTTTTGAGCCGATTGGCCTTTTCATCAAATTCAAATTCAATCCCATTCCAGATCAAGGGCTGAGGTTCCTCGCATTCCGGACAAGGCAAATTCCATTGTTCCATGGTGCTATTTTCATAGGCGAAATCAATACGGGAAGCTCCCATAACCGTCGGCGTGCTGATCAGAATCCGTTTTTTGTTCCAGAAGGTTTCACTGCGGGCAGTCGCCAGATTGACCGGATCACCCTCAGTACCAGCCGATTCCGGGAACCGATCAATCTCGTCCATCATGACGATTCGAATCGGGCGGGAAGCCAGCGAAGCCGGGGAATTAGCTCCAGACATGGTAATGCTTCCGCCGGGAAACCGTTTATGCAGAATGGTGTTGCCGCTGTCCTTGCTTTTGACATCGTGAACCTTATCTTTGATGGTTGGATTGTCCCGGATCATCGGGGCCAGGCGGTCTTTGGAAAATGCTTCGGCCATCGTGATCGTCGGCTGCACCAGCATGATCGGCGCGGGGTCATAATCCACGAAAAAACCCATGATATTCATCATGAGTGCGGTTTTCCCGGTCTGAGAAGCCCACTCCAAGACTATCGTTTCGACATGAGGATCATTGATAGCATCCATTGGAGCTTTTTGAAATGGAGCTCTGCTGGTCCGCCACTGTCCAGGCTCTGCCGAATCCTCCCGGGATAATTTGCGGTAAGTGTCTGCCCATTCCGAGACGGTTAGATCCGGAGGCGGGGCGACAAGCTGTGCAAATCCTTTAAATAGTTGATTGAGTTTAGCTGGTATCTTCGGCATCTGCCGTCAACCCCACATACTCTTCACTTACCGCATAGAATTTTTCAGGATCATACTCTGAAAGTTCCGTTGCTGCCTCCTTAACCTCCTTCGTGAGCAGGTCCAGCACCACCGGCAGCTCAGTTTGTCCCAACATTTGAGGAGCGAGTTTGGTAGGAATGGCAAGAATTCTTGCCCGAAAAGTAACAACCATGTCATTCATGACAAGGGCTACATCACCGGCACGGTGCAGTTCCCCATTCATCACCGCAAGTTCAATCTCTGCCTTACGCCGTTTGGCACGTTCGTGCAGAGCGCGTTCATCGAAGTAGTCAACCTCCGACGGTCCACCGCCGCTTTCTGCTTGAAAGCGAATATAGTTTTGCACACTGCCAGCTGCCATGTACTTCCCGCGCCCGCTCCTTACGATGATGCCCTCTTCCGCAAGTTGCTGAATACGCCTCGGAGACAAACCCAGCAGCTCGGCCATTTGATTCGCATTTAAGACCATTTCGTTTTGAGCATCCCCTGATTTCGCCATTCCTTTTCCTCACCCCCTCTCTGTTATCCCTCATAACACAACAAAAACCCTTATGCATCAAGGGTTTATCGGTCATTCAATATATGCGGTTTTTTATGCATGGCCCTGCATAACGAAACGAAGCGTCCATTCCAAAATCATATCTAGCCGGAAATCGGGCTCACGCGCACCCGCAGTCTTTTTAAAAGTCCAGAGGGACCCAAACCCAAAAGTTTGAAACTTTTTTCGGGCTTTTTTCTCCAATTCAGAAGAGAAAACCTTGGCATTTAATCGGTAAATATCACTGATTGCCCCGGATGATAGGCTTAACGACTATCAACTTACATCCCCTCGTCAAAACAGCACGCCTCAATTCTTTAAGGTGTCGCTCTGGCACAACATCAAACACAACCGTTTTTATGCCTTGTAGTGATAGGGGTTTGATTTTTAGAAGCTCGTTATGATGTCCGAACTTAACGCCGGATTCTCGATAGAATCTAAACTGCCCTTCTGTACAGATCGCCAGCATATCCTCCTTACCTTTCAAGAGCTCGATGATTGCGCTCGTCGCTCCTTCCCTTCGGTTATAGAACACAATTTGATAGGGATGATCATCATCCAATGCAGCAACCAATCTATCCATAATCGAAGGCGCTGGTACAAGGTCATATCCGCCTGACATATCTCATCACCCTTCCCTATTGATATACAACAAAAAGAGCCGCTTCTCAGCGACCCACTCCTGCATATTAAATTCCCAAACGTTTGTGATTATCGGCCTGCGTGGGAATCGAACCCACCTGAACCATGAGGCCATAATAGTTAATGCCCGTATTTGCACGGTAACGTCCGGCCTATGCCGTTACATATCCCTTATGCTCATATCGCGCCCGGGCGGAGCGCGTTGAGGGCAGTTATTGAACCCCCGTCCCCCGCATCAGACCGCCGCAACATCTACTTGCTACATGTGCTATCAGCTACGCCCCTATGTTATCTGCTGCTATTGCAACGGGCATCATCACTGCTCAGCTCTGACGAGTCCTGCAGCGATAAGGGGCAGCAGGGACACCCGGACGTTGTTGCCGTCCTATGTCCCTACTGTAAGTCTGTTCCTGTCTCATTTTAGTCTCAACTTAGTCTCAATTTAGTCTCAACTTAGTCTCAATTTAGTCTCAAAATTTCGCTGCATCTTCGTACAGCGTCTTGCGAGAGACACCCATATTCGCAGCAATCTGCACATCTGTCAGACCATCGCGGACTCAACCTTCAAGTTTCAGCAGCCCTCCTGGCACGAACCAGTCATGATATTTACCTTTTGCCATTGGGGCTGCCTCCTTTATACAAATTAAAAAGCACCCCAAAGGATGCTTTTCTATTCCTCGCCAACAGCTTTCTCCAAGAGGGCGGGATGAATTTCATTAAGATATTTTTTATAGTCAGTAGAGGTTAAAAGTTCTTTGATTTTAGAGTCCAATATCTCCAAAAAACTATAACCTTCTAATATTAATTGAAAGTCTCTGTAGTTAAAATCAATGATATGGACCTTATCCTCTGTCCGCTCTTTGTGTAAGAACAGCTTTTTTGTTAATCCCACTGCATTATCCCAACCACTACCAGTAAAACCATGGTATGAAAAAAGGAATCCATACTTTGTTGGATTTGATATTAATAAAGAATAAAATTTCCCAACCCAAGTGACATCAATAGTCTTGTTGTAATTTTTGCATTCCGACAAATATATATCTCCAGTGAATGGTAGATACTCTTTGAAATGCTTACCTGTGAAAGAGAGTTCCAATAATTGGTCAATTTCATTGGTTGAATTTCTTATATTTTTATAAACCTTAAACAATCCTGTCTTTTCAAAAAGGAAAACCACTAATTCTTCTAGAGCCTTTCCTTTATGAGTCGTATTGAACTCTTGACGTTCAACCTTTTCTGTACTCACCGTTTTTGAGTTTACGTCTACAAAATTTTGTAAAAGCCTCTTATATTCTTCCATATCAGAGGCTTTAATCCTACTTAATACTTTGTACGCTTCTTCTTTTTCATCAAGTGCTTCAAAGTACTTATCTGGATCAAACCCTATAGTATTAGTCATCTCGAATCACCCTAAATATAACAATGCTTGAGTTCAAAGGATTCAAAATATGACCCATTTCGTCACATTCTATTTCTTCTGGAATCTCAGCAATTGTTTCATAAATTCCTCCAGTGAATTTGCTGCATTTATGACAATAAATCTCGAAATTAGTTGTTAAAAATCCTAACTTCATTACTTCATTTAGCACTTTGTACGCAAGGGTCATATCAATGTTAAGCTCTCTAATAAGCACGCCAGGGTAAATGGTCTTACCCTTAGAATACTTTTTGAGTAGAATCAGAAGTTTCTCCAACTTCGGGGACGTCAGAAGACTCTTTTGTATCAAGCTCTGCTTTATTATCGATAATGTATTTGGTGACATTGTTCATCTTCTCCATATTAGTTTGGCGTCCAAAGAAATTAAGCAAAGTATAACCCTTGTTTTCATAGTTATGCTTAAACTTTACAAGTATTCCTTCGTTCTTGGCGTCACCTTTCCATCTCAACGAAATCCATGGCAGATCTGACGTGTCCTCTGTCTCTGATATAAATTTATCCAGCAGGTCTTTAATTTTAGTACATTGATCAAACAATTCTTCATTAGTTTTAATTAATTCCTTGAGCTCACCTAGTAACGGCAGGATAGGAGCCCCATTTTCCGCAGTATAGAGTTCTGCCTTAGCCCCTGTACTCATACTCATTGCTTGAGAGTGGACAACAACTTCGTTTTGATCTTTTTTATTAATGTAGCTGATGACAGGTGAAATGTTGATGTATTCTAATTCAAATTTAGCAACTTCTTTGAACCAGTTCAACACTCCGACAATCTGATTATGATAAAAAAGTTCATCCTCATATTGAAAAAGGGATCTAGCTCTGTCAAATCTAATTTCCAATACTCCCAAGTATTCATGATAAACACCAAGAACATTATATTTAATTCTCTTCCTAGTTGCTGTTACCGGTAAGAACCCTGTAAGAATTTTCGTAAATTTAAATATTTTTATATTCCCAATGGTAAACAATGTTGGGATAACTTCAGTTGGGTGATTAACGTCTTGTACATTATCATGAAGGAAATTCGGTGAAGTAAAATCAAGTAACTTCCCTTCATTTACCAAACTAAAAAAATCCGGTTTTTGTTTTCCATTTCCCGAAAATATTGCAGAAAAATGATAAGATTTAGTGAATTCGCGCTTTTCCAAAGCTCTCAACACAGCGAGAGATTCAATCCCCTGAGTTAATCGTTCATCTTCTTCAGCTTCTGAAAGGTCAATTGTTTGGGCCCCGCTCTTAATTGGCATGTTCTTTTTTAGTTTTACTACACCTTGCTGTTCAAGTGTACTAAGTAAATCTTTTTGAATATACTTCGGATATGTATTCGAAACGGTCTCAATCATTAATTCTTTATAGATCTCATCTGCTGAACTAACATTTCCAGATGCGTCTGTCATCTAATTCACCCTTTTATGATTATCGTTACCGTTATTTTACACAATATTCTAGGTTTTGGCTATCTTATTTACAGCATAAAAGAGCCCTTCGCAATGAAGGACTCTTCTAGTTAACTCGTCAATTGCCTGCGCCAACTCATGCACAGCATCTCTCCATTGCTCACAAAATTTCAAATGATTCCGGCCAGCTTCAAATGATCCGCAATGGTTGCTACTCCTACACCGATCCTCCGGTTTATTGTTGCTGTACTAGTTGTGGCGGTATATGTCAGCAGCGTAAGCTTATGCTTACGAGCATTTACGTAACGATGCTTGATTATAGCCATTACCTCATCGTCTTCGATAAGCTCAAATGCTCTATTGATCTCCCGCACCTTACCCGCAAAATCCTTGTATTCAATCGCTTCAAGCTCTGTCAACGACTCCTTTTTCTCGTAAACTCCGATTTTCCTGACCATTTTGGGGTATTTTTTTAATAATACTCTTGTCGCCACCTTGTCGATTGCTGTCACACTCGGGAAGAACTCCATTTGCACCACCGCCCCCAGAAGAACACTCCCCTTCTTGCTTATACACACTATCTATTCCCATGGAGAACGTCCGGATGTTAGTTGATATAAAAAATTTCATACTTGGAGTCTTATACCGCACCCAGGCCATACCCCATGCAAGCACTTCAACCGTTTCAGGTAGCGCCCAATCAACAAAGAATCGTTCTCCCGCCTTTAATACTGCCTGTACTTCCTTAACCTTCATTTACTGCCAGCTCGTCAGCAATAAAGAAGTTACCCCAGCCGTCCCACTCCCCTTTCGGAGCTGCAGGCCGTATAGTATGAAGCGTTCCGCAAGCCTTGCATTTTACCTCCATTTGGTTGGGCAGGATATACTCCGTTCCTTTACCCTGGCAATCCGGCTTTTTGCACCAGTAGCGCAAGCGATAGTGAGGCATACCATCTTTATACTTGATTCCTGTCTTATACCATTCTGGATCTTCAGTGCTTTCTTGGGAAGCTACAGGCTGTACCGGAGCCTTTGAAATCAACTCCCTAATCTCTGTGTGCATGGCACGCTCCGATCCAATAAGCGGCAGCTGCTGGGGTCTTCCTGGCTGCTGAGGCATTGAGATTTCAATCGATTCAACTTGCTTAGGTGCCGTTTGCCGCTTTTTCTGAAGGTCTTCCAGATTCAAACCAACAATTGGACCTATCGTCTCGATTTCGGGAAACTTACTCACTTCTGCAGGTTTGACACCAAAGAACCTCATTACCCGTTCAATCGCGGTAAGCTTCAGCTCGTCATTTGGCTCCTCGATCTCCAGCTCCGCATTCTTATTACCTTGACTCATAATCAATTTAAGATAGCTCATTTACACTCATCCTTCCGATTTTTAATATATCCATCAATGGGTATGGGCTTCTTGGCAGCTTCGCCGGTTGGTGCTGGATACTTCATCCGAAATTCGGCCAGCTCCTCTTGCGTGAGCTGAGAATGTTTGATCTCTCCCTGCCCGCCTGCTGCCTGCTCTGCTTTTGAGTCCTTGTTCGCAAAGTGCCAGTCATTCATGATGTGGACCATCTGCCGGCAGATTAATGACAGCGTAGTGAGTGACGTCCGGCCCATCTACAGGAGACATGTCTTCCGTTGTCCAATGCTGTTCGTCTTCGAAATAGTAGTATCCGAACCCTGTTGATCTCCCGTCAGAAACAATGTACTTGGTATGTTCACTCAGAGGTATATCCGGGAACGGGGTCCAGCTAATTGCCACTTGCCGTAAACTGGCATTCAGTTCCTTTTGAATGGCGCGAATCTCCCCTTGGTAAAAGGATTGCCGCTTCATCATTTCATTTCTAGTCTCCTGCAGATGGTTCCGCAATCTCGTGATATCTCTGGAAGAACGAACGGCCAAATCAAGATTTTGTAGCGCAGACCGTTGTACCCGCTCCAGCTCGGCAGAGAGGCGTTCCACCTCATTCCATGCTGCAGTGTATCCAATCAAAAACGGAGGCAGCGCTGCTGCTACTTCATAGTTCAAACCGTCTTCACCGTCTGTTTCTTCAAGGTATACGGTAATCTGCTCGTCCAACCTCTCAAACTCATGTTCTGGAAGCTGTGCTATTGAAACTTGCATCCGCCGCGTTTTGAGGAAATCAATAACTTCCGATAAATAGGATGTAATCAGGTCAGCAAACCCGTACATGACATCAAAATCACCGGCGGGGAACTCATCTTGATAGATAATTAGCCGCTTTCCGGCTCCTGCAGCATAACCCGCTTCCAAGTGTGCTGATTTGCCCGCTGGCAGAATAAGCAGAACAGTATCCGCCCAATCCAACCACTTTTTATCCTCATAAAATGCCCTTTTTACAATAGACTCCTGGAGGACGGTCTGCGCGTTCATTTCCTCCACCTTTGGCAACTTGTCGAAGCTGAACACAAACCGTCCCGCTTCCGGATCACAGAAGGCGTCAACCTCATGCCCGTTTGCCTGCAGCTCCCCTTTAAAGTATTTGACCAATTCCGCATTCTTCCAACTTGACGCGAGATAAATTTTGCTCATATAAGTTCCCCCTTAGACCATCATTTTGTCCGGCAGCGGTATACGCACATGATGTGGCCGCCACAGGTGTAAGCAATACGGATGTTGATTTATATAATTGCTTTTTGCCGGGTGGAGCTGCATAACGGATTCGCTGTCCTCAAAGAAAAGCTCTTTGATTTGCTGCATTTCATCCCAACGGGGACAGCGTTCGGCTGTACTGACGCTCACATGGTCCCAACCCGCTCCAGTGCTGGCGATAACCTGAAATGTAAGGCGGGTACCGGGAAGCTTAATTACAAACGCCCCGTTCCGCTCATCTCCCCAGCCTGCCAGTGTATGATTGACTCTGAATTTTTCTATATGCCCAAATGTACGCATGTTCTTACCTCCCTTACTTAGCCAAGCATTTTAAATTCCCGCTTGTCCGATGCACAATAGACATGTGGCTCGGGGATTCCCGCTCCACTAACCAGTTTGTGGGGTTGAGTTTAAACGACTGTATAATTGCATTCTGGCGGCGCGTTGGCCGTCTGCCTTGTTTCATGTTCAGTCCCCTTTCATGTCCCAATTGACGTAAGTATGCATCGATTTGGATCTGATCTCTACCAAAGCTGCCCCACATATCGGGCAATAGTTCATTTGAGCAAGGTATCCATTCCGATGTTTCGCCGGTCTGATGTCCTGACCGTCCTTCACCGGCTTAGCGACTTCGACTAATACGCTGGATTTCACACGAACAGCAGCCCGCTTCCCATGGTTACTGCATTGTTCGGCGTACATTTCCCCAATCTTTTGCAAGCAATCACACATTGCCGTCCCTCCTAAAATCATTTTGTCGCCAGAGGTGAAGGACTGAGAACAAATCCAGCTCCCGCGTCCATTTATCTGCTGGCTTGTCCTTAAGCCTGTCGTATATGTCTCGGTAATCAATGATTTGGCAAGGTGGCCGATCTTCTTCAAAAAAGAAGAACATCAGACTTCCACCGCTTTAGCACCTACTGCTTTCCGTAGCTGCATGGCGCTCCGCTCGACTGACTCCACCGCACTCTGTATTTCCTTACTCACAGCACTGGCCAGCAGCATCTGCTCCAACTCGTCTACCCACTTGTCACCAAACCATCCATGGCAGCCGATTCGATTGGCTAAATCCTTAAGTCGGTCATATACCGATTGTGTTTGATCAAATCGTTCATACTTCCGGCGGATATCAGATGCTTCCTTTTCCAGCTCGTCCAGCCTGGCGGAAATTTTATGCTTATAGGTTACAGATAAATGATAGCGGTCACCCTTATCTAACACGTATGCCTCGATTCGTTCCCTCTGATCAGAGAAGAATGGATGCCGGTCATTATTTAGGCGGTTCATGATGATGTACATGAGCATGTTTGCTGGAATCTCTACAAGCCGGTACACAGCCTTGCGCTTCGTCTGTAATGTACCTTTTTCCGGATTGTAATAGATAAGGCCTACTTGCTCCGGCAGCTCCTCCGGCTTAATTAGCCCTGTAGGGCAGACAAAGGAAAATTCATGGCACAGCGGCAGGTAACCCATCCATTTATTATCTCGAAGGAAATCACTCCGGCTAACTTTGATCTCATATCCGGAAAGGAGCGGTTTGGACCAACTCTTTCGAACGGCCAATGCATCAAGCTTAAGGTGGTGCTGGACGGACTGTGAAGGTCCGTCCTTTACCTCTGTCATATAAAAATCATCCTTGTGCCGGTCCGCCAGTGCTTTCTTAATCAAATCAGCTCTTACAACAACTTTAGGCATATAGACCTCCTAGTCCACCTTGCGGTATGTGAGTACATCCCAACCACGCCCGGCCAATTCCTTATACATTACCGTCACAGCCTTGCAACGCTTGTCCCCTTGTCCGCTGCTGTCCGGGTTGATCATATATCCAGATCCGATCCAACGACGTTTAGCGCGGCAGTACAGCCCGGCTTTCTGGATGGCATTCAGAACCTTAGTCTCTGGCTGCCGTGGAATGCAGAGGAACACTGAATCTAAATTCGCACTTCCTCCGTCTGGAATAGCTTCAGCTGCCGCTTTGGCCAGTGCGTTCGACTCTCGAAGATCCTTAACGAGCTTATCCCAATCCATGATATTCACCCTTTCTCAGATTGCTCTATTGAATATGCGATTCAGGAGCGGCTTATCAGATTCGTGAAAATAATCGTTCCGTTCTAAAATCGACCGATCATAATGGGCAAATATACGGCTATAATGCTGATCCTCGGCAATGCACAAGTCATACAGTGTATCAGCCGTCAGTGCGTAATAATGAGCTATTTGCCCTACATGTGTTTGATAGCAATGGTATTGCCGTTTTATCAGGATGCTCTCGCCTATCAGATCCTCAATGGCTGCCTCTTCTGGGTCAACAAGACTAAGACTAACGAAGAAGAACATTAAGTGTCCCCTTCATTCGCTCCAACAGCTTGCCAATAGCCTCCTTGTACTTAGCCCCCATCTCCGGATCAGATTTGCCCACTACATCAATGGCCGTCAAGACATTGTTAAAACTGTCATTCAGGGTCTTGAAATGAGCTTTAAAGACCGCGGTCTCTTCGCTAGTGCCTGAAGCAACTTGTTTCTTTAACGCTTCCGACTCTGTTTTTAAAGCCTCCAGCTCGGCTAGTACATCATCCGGTGTCTGATAAACAATCTCGGTTGCTGTGGTAACCTCTACAGGCTTGGCCTTTAATGCCTCTTCAAGTTGTTTTATCTTGTCCTGTGAATCAATGAGCTGCCGTTCCGACTTGCTCAGTGACTCCCGCAGCGCCTCTGCCGCTTCTTCATCTCCGCTGTCACCTGCAGCCTGTGCTTCCTCTACCTGCTTTTGAAGGCGCTGCACAATGGCCTCATGGTCATTCTGCTGGGTTTCCAGCTTCTCACGGATCTTCCGTTCCTTCTCGGCGGCTTTTTCAGCTGTAACTTTGGCTTTCTCAGCATCTTCTTTTTCCTTCACGGCTTGCTGCCGTTCTTTAATTGCAGCCTGCAGATCCCGGGTGGACATTTCCTCGACATTGGTTTCTCCAATAAATTGTTCCCGCTCCTCTCCTGGAAGCACCAGCAGTGCAATCGCTTGGGAATAGCTCAAATTCTCATACGCTTGGGATTTTGTATCTCCTCCGAAGAGACTGAGCTGATCTGAACCATATTCTTCAAACACCCGCATTAGGTTGTTAGCTGTTGACTGCGAATAGTCCACATTATCCTTCAACCAGATCGCAAACTCTCCATGTTGAATCATGCCTTTTGCCTCAACCAATCTACGGCCAATCTCGATACTGGCAGATAAGAAAATGCGCTTCGTCTGATCCTTAATGCTGTTGATCTCAATGGCAATGACTTCTGTGGTTCGCAATGATACCTGGTTCATACTGCTACCCCCTGCGGTTTATTGGATTTTTTAATTGGGCTGGCCGGACGCTTTTTCAATCTCCGTTCCTCAAACATCTCGACGAATTCTTTCACTTCGTCTGTCATGATGCAGTTCTTAAACCCCCTGCATTGCATGACAGCCCCTTTCTGTACTTCCATTGTGTAGAATGGTTTGTCCGGTTGGTGCTTCTGCCGGATGAAGTATATGTCACATACACCATTGGCGTAATTCTTTGCATACCCGCCTACGCAATGGCTAAGCGTCTTGCCTTCACTCACAAGCTGATCAGCCGAAGGAGCCGGGAACAATATAAGGTCTTTATATTGAAACCGCATAGGCTTCAGACTTCTGAACCGAGTACGGATGTTCTCCCGGACTACCGCATCAGACACAGCTTTGATTCGTTGCATCGTGAATTCATGCATTCGACCTAGATCATTCGGCATTACGACTCCATTGCGATTTAAATCAAGTCCCAGTTCCCTGCATTCCCTTAAATAATCGCGATAGTCGAGAATCACCGAAGACCTCCATTCATAGCGGAAGCGATTATTGCGAATCTGTTTGATAAAGTATCGCTTCATTTCTGCAACAGTAAATCTGTTATCTAGGCTGGTTAAAATCCCCGCTAACTCTGCCCTGCGAAGTGGGTCAACCAAACTAGCAAGATCACGGGCTTCCGTAAACGAAAGGTTTGACCCATCTTTACGGCAAATCTGATAATGACGCAGGGCCTGCAGTCCGATCGCTCCGGTTTTTTTTATCTCGTTCATTTCCCGCTTATTCAACCTCAGCACCTTTTGAGGAGTGGTTCCATTCCAGTTAATTGCCCCAAAAGTCTGGCCGCCTTCAAGTTTAGTTCTCACAAAGTGACCTAACCCGAATTTTGTAAGGAACTCTATGCAGGAGTACCGTGCAGCCAAATCAAAGATTTCCACATAGTCATGCATAGGATATTGATCCCAAGTACAATACTGGAACGGCGTTCCCTTAACCACCTTCTTGATGTCCTTCTGCTGCATATGGTAGCTAGGGGTGTAGCTCATGGATTTGGTCGCTTCGGTGGAAACCTTCTTCTGGTCATACCATTCGCCGCCCTTGGTCCAATGAATGCGGTGTTTCATCTTTCCACCTTCGCCCCATTTGAACAGGTAGCGGGCAATATCCTTCACATATGTTTCCGTTTTGCGGTAATCCTTGGTATAGTCTCTTGTGCAGTAAAATCCTCGCGCTATCAAAATATTAGAATCAACTTGGGAGCGCTCGTACCAAAGCAGATAAGCACGATCTACCAGCGTTTTCCGACCAACTCCGGAAGCTTTCACTGTCGCAGAACATCCACAATGAGGACATTGCTCCTCTTTACCATGCTTTAAAGTCCGATCTGTTGGATGCTCCTGCCGGCAGTTCGTACAATAAGCCCACTGGCGACGGCCTTCCCGATGAGTGAACAGATAGCGGCTCCAGTCCATTACGGTATTCGTAATGTAATCAAGAAGCTTCGGGGTTGCATCATCCGGAAAATGCTCATGAAATTCATGGTCCTTCATAGTCCCGCTCCCCCTTTACAACAGATCATCCAGGGAGATATCAAATCTACCCTTGGACGGAGTGGCGGGTGTCGGAGCGGCTGCAGCTTGTATGACAGGAGCGGGACTGCCCGCGATGCCGAAATATTTTAGAACAAAGTCGAATACTTGATCGGCTGAGTACATAATGATTGCTTGGGTTTTTGTGAAAATCATGTGAAGCTCATTTTTAATAACTTCACCACTTTTATCTTTATGGGCCAACTGAGCTTTTTTTTCTGATTCCTCGGCCATTGTAGTAATTGCTTTTGCTATGGTTTTATCTTCAACCAGGATTTTTTCTGCTGCAGTTGGGTTGACCTCCAGCACCTGCAGCAAATAATTGCCGATCACTTGGACATGTGGGTGCTGGTCCAGCTCCATTTCCGCCTTGATTTTGTCAATTGCCTCTTTCATTCCTGTTACCTCCCATATCCACGGTTTTAGCGTGGTTAAATTAAGTTTTGCGCCACAACTACGGCACTCACGTAACATTGTGTGACCTATAATCAGTAGCTTGCCGGATGTAGCGCCGCAACAAAAGCAGTATCCGGGTATCTCCCGTAAAGGTATAAGTGCAGTCTCTTCGGAGCATTTTGGGCACCTGGGCGGCTTTTTCGGGTACTTTTTATCTCGCAAGGGCTCGCCCTCCCAGCCACAGGTGCAACGGTGTATACCTGGACTCCGCAACAAGTAGGTCATTGGCGCATCCCCTGGCGTCCAGCTTCTTCCTGCCGCTTTCTATCTTGATATGCCTGTGCCTCTGCCATCATTGCGGCGAATTGTTCAGGGGTTGGCGTACCCTCTATGCCATCATCATGTGCAATTTCAATAGTTTGCTTGCCGCTTCGGCCCCCGGAACCCTTATTCGATGTAGCAGTCTTTCCAGAGCGCATTTCAACAACCAACGTCGTCCATTTGTCCCGAAATGTACTTGCACTTAACACATTTTTGCGCCAAAAATCATGTTTCGGGAGCCAGTCCATGACGTCCACGATCAGCCGCTTATCGGATTGCTTGTCCAGCTCCACCAACTTGCGGAAATCGTCTGCCCAAGTCTGCAAATTGGCTTTCGGTGCCAAATCATCAATTTCCAGCACTTTGGCCAGCTCGTCCAGCTTGCCCTTGAAGTAAATCGCCATTTTCATATACGGGCTATCCGGCTCGTATACGGGCTTTTGCCGCCCTTTTGGACCCTTTTTCCCATCTTTTCCGGACTCGTCTGGCGCTGCCGATTTGTCAGCGGTGTGTTCGGGTTTCGGATTTTGTTCTTGATTTTGATCTAACTTTTGATTTTGATCTGCATGACCGTTTATCTTTAAATCTTTTTCTTTATATAGTTCTACTTCTAAATCTAATTCTTTATATACCGGGACGTTGGGGGGACGTCCCTGTTCTGTCCCGGGAATGTCCCCGGGGACAGCCCTAGAAGCTAACAACTCAGCCGTTTTTTTGGCCTTTGCTTTTTCGCGTTGTTCCGCTTTCTTTGCCGCCGCCTTTTTCCGTCCCTCAATGACTTGGCCTCCGATGTTCTGCCAGTTGACGATCTCGCGTCCTTCAAGGGTTTTTGCCACATATCCCGATTCAATGAGAGCGGACAAAAGCACATCCGGGTCGCCGGAAAAGTGAATGCCCTCGGCAATATCAATGGCCTCGTATTTGCTGATGTCTCCGTCTGGTGCCCAGTCCAATGCCCACCACCAAAAGATGTGTAGAACACCGACTGCATTTATTGTATTCAACCCCGAAAGACGGCAAAACTTGTTCGTTTGGGGGTCCCTGTCAGTGGCCTGATAGCTCTTTATCCATAACATTTAACTGTGTTCACCGCCTCCTGCTGGACATGATTCGGACAGCATCGGGACGTCACTACGTTGTCCCCGCTTTGTCTCCTACGTGTCCCCGGGGACATTATTGGGACGTCCGGGGGACGCGATACATGCCCTACTTCCAAAATCTTTTGCCCTCACCTGTTGTGTAGTAAATGTATAGCTCCGCTTGTTTCGCTGCTTTCCAGTCGTGCCCCTCTGTCGTCTTATCCGCCCAGTAGTGGCAAGTCCCTTCCACATTAGAGGGTGCACAGAGAACAACGATATTCCAGGGCGCTCTGCCCGTACCCCGCTGAGAAGCATTGAGCATGTGGCATCGTTCAAAACGATACGTGGGAACGCTGCATCCACAACGTTCACAACATGTGTATCCAGCCTCACTGGCACGGCGGTAGACTTCTTTGTCCACCTTGGCTGTGATGGCTGTCTCCTGAGCTTGTGTCCGGTTACCGCGCTTATGCTTGGGTTTGCCCACCGGATGGAATCCAAAGCTAACCAATTGCCCCACCTCCTGCTATATGTGTTTCAATTCGAACCCGCATTCGTAATTCATAGATTTTCTCTTTGACTGAATCCAGCTCATTGCGCCAGATCATTTTGCGCTCATACGCATCATCTTCCAGTTCACGAAGCTTCATAATCGCTTCTTCCGCCGCGAGTGTCTTATCACCCCGTGGAGCTTCCTTCTTAGCCTTTACGTAGGTGTTTTTCCGCAAGGTGTATAACCTCGCATAGTCTCCGTCCATCTGGGCAGATACACGACCCATGTACATATGCACGGTAGTTAGCAGCGTTATCTTTTCAACAAGCAAACCAGGGCTGTCCTCACCAAGAGCATCCGCTTGTGTGCGCTGCTTCTGAATCTCCGCGATGTAATACTGCAGTTGGTCGTCCGTCATGGCTTCGCCTTCTTCTTTGGCAGTTCCACATATATTGAAGCCTTGTCCACTACTGCAAGCGCACTCTTTGCCTTGGCAATCTTAAAATTGATAGCCGTAGACGGAAGTCTATGCGTCAAGAGATACACAGATTGGTCTAGGTATAGCTTGCGAAGATTCTGGCGCAGTTCTGTGCGTCTTGCGGATTTCGCTCTCTTTGCCACAGTTGCTGTCACCTCCAGTCCGTGGTAAACTGGTCTTAACAATTATTTTCCAATGTGACGGCCGTCCAGGGTAGGATCTGGATGGCCGTTTTTCGTATGCCTGCAGCAACAAATCCCGGTAGAGACTGTACTGCTTTTGGGCGTTATCATATGCCTTTGTTAATCCTTCAGCCTCTGCTTGATCACGGAGAACTAAGAACAAGCCGCAGACATTGCGCAAGATGTTGACTGTCATTTTCAATGTTTTCATCCTCCTTTGCATGATTAGTGGCCAGCAGTTCGTCCATCCGGCAGCTGCCTTCATTTGTGAAAATCACAATCGCTTGGGAATCTCCGAATTCATCCGTGCCTTCCAACCAAATCCCGTATTGATTTTCCTTATAAACAATGGATAAAGTCTGTTCGGCTGTAATGCCTGTCGTCTGATCTTTTGCTGTAATTGTAATTTGATTGGCTTGTATGGTTGGGTATTGGGTATTAGGGATAATTGATAAGGTCAAGAAACTCCCTCCTTATTGCTTTTTTCCAGACTTGCAGCCCATCCATCTAAGGAGATTTGTCGGAAGAAAATTTGCCCACGTTGCCTGAAATATGGAACCTCATCGGTTTTGACCATTTTGCGCAGGGTGGAATCTGATATTTTGAGATACTGGCAAGCGTCTGACATATCGAAGATGTTCGCTCTCAATTGACGCTGTATCTCTGGCTGCAACTCTGCCAATACTTCTTCACGAAGATTTAGCTTTATATCTTCTCTAATGGCAGTTATTAAATCCACTGTATTCATTCGCTTTCATCCTTTCCGCGTAACAACTCATCAACCGTTACGCCCAATGCATCAGCCAATTTGATAAGAGTTTCAGCGTATGGACCTTGTCTTTTTTTTCCTATGTTATACAATGCAGATACAGCAACGTTGCTCTCTTTTGCTAGACGATAGATTGTCCAGTTCTTTTTATTAATAAGCCTCTGCATGTTTTCTTCAATTCTCAACCCCATATTTACCACCTCCTGAAACGATATTATAACTCTTTAGTGTTATAATCAAATGCCATTATAACTCAAAAGTATTATAAAACTTCCCTTTTTCTTTCTTTTGCTTTTATATGCTTGACATACCTCTCTTTTGTGTTTTACTATTACTCTATTGAGTTATATCTTAATAGAGTAATAGTTGGGGGTTTTGAATTTGGGCATTGCCGAAAAGCTTCAGGGATTAATGGATTCTTATGGGGTTAGTACATATAAATTAGCTAAGGAAACCGGCGTATCATATACCGGTCTTACTAAGATTCTTTCTGGACAAACACAGAATCCCCAAATAGATTCCCTCAAAATGATTGCTGATTTTTTTGGTAAAAAAATTGATTATTTTACTAGTGAAGAAAATGAAGATACACACAATCCTTCTAAAGTATTTGATTTCGACATGACAACAGTGGAGATGGTACAAATTCCAATATACGGAGAGGTCAAAGCAGGATACAACAGCTTGGCACAAGAGGATATTGTTGGTTATGAGGTAGTTGCGAAAAACTCAGTTTCGGACGGGGAGTATTTTTTTCTAATCGTCAAAGGTGATAGCATGATCGAAGAAGGTATAGGCGAGGGCATGCGGGTACTGGTTAAAAAACAGAGGCATTGTCAGCATGGGAAGATCGGGGTTGTCATTGTTAACGATGATGAGGGAACACTGAAGAGAGTCTTTTATGAGGGGGATAACATAATCCTCCAGGCAGCAAATAAAAACATCCCTCCGAGGGTTTTCCCTATTGATGAAGTTATGATCCAAGGGCAGGTTACAAAGGTGGAATTCGATGTATAGACTCAGCGTAATTTATAGATACGGCGAGGGAGTCGAGATACCTAAATGGCTTATTGTTAAGCCCGAGAATGGTTTCGATTGGAACAAAGAAACTGCCTACATATCCCTTAATCAGCCTTTCGAACGAACGTCACAAGAAGAAATTAATGATGATACACTCGGGATTTCTATATTAAATACTGAATTGATGATTAATACGGAACTGCCGGAATATATCGGAATACATTTTCCATATGTAAAAAAGAGAATGAACAAACTACGCGGGGAACCGTTGACTCCGAACTTCAAGCTTTCGGAAATTGAGCAGTTTGTCATTCAAATGTCCGATTTACAAATAATAATGCAAACCAGATCCTTAGATATTTTATCTTGCAATTGGATTAATTTTTAATTATCCATAGTAGGCTATTTTTTTGGTCACAAAACAGAACATGTGTTCCTGAAAGGAGGTGATAAATACATTGTATTACAAAAGTGAAACGAAAAGTCGTTATAGCATATGTGAGGATGGTGAAATAGGATGCCCTGGACAGAACATCTAGGAGGGAACAAGTACAAACTGGTGGCGCGCGACCCGTCAAAGGTCAACCGCCCCAAAAAATCTACAGTAGTTGTGATTCCAGCAGAAATCGTCCGATCACACACGAAAGCAGAGCGCTGGCTCACGCTGGAGTTGGCGAAATGGACGGATACTGTGGAATCAGGTCTTCTCCCTGGTAAGGGGAAAGATAGTAAGCTGACCTTCAGAGATTTTGTGCCTAAATGGAAAAAGGGGTATGCCGATCAAAACATGGGTGGATATACGGTAAAAAACACAATGGCTATCGTTGAGACCCGTCTTATGGACGCCTTTGGGGATACTCGCCTGGACAAGATCACGACGCTTCACCTGGTTACCTACTTTGCGGAGTTGACTAATCAAAAAAATGGAGAGCCGCTTGCAACTAACACAAAGCTCAATATCTATAAAGCAGCCAAATCTATCTTTGATGCAGCGGCAGACTGGGGGGTTATATCCTTCAACCCTATAGACGGGGTAAAGCGGCCCGGTCAAAGCAAGCGGGAACGCAAACAGATCCGTAGCCGGAAGAAGCACTATTCCTGGGCTGAGGTTGAGCAGCTCCTGATTGCCCTCTACAAGCTCCCTGTCAATTGGCGGCTATACTTTACAGGTTGTATGCTTGGCGGCTTCAGGCGTGGTGAACTGCTGGCGGTGGAGTGGAAAGATGTGTCTCACGACCGACGAGCGATCTGGATCGACAAGCAGATTACCCTAGATGAGGACGGCAATACAATCGTAGGTGAAGTAAAAACAGAGTCCAGCGAGGGCTGGGTGGGAATGCCCGCGTGGTACATGGAGGAATTAAAGCGATTGGAGCGAATCTGGCGTAAGGAGAAGCTACAGTGCAAGAAGTGGAAGGGTGCAGACAAGCAATATTTGTTCCATGGTGGGAACGGTCTTCCCTACTACCCAACAACCCCTACATTGACATGGCGGCGCTTCCTGCAAAAGCATGAGCTTCAGCACGTCAAGTTGCACGGCCTCCGGCACACTGCCGGTATGCTACTACGGGAATCCGGTTCCGATCTTAAGACAATCCAGGAACGGCTCCGTCATGCTAAGTTGGATATGAGCGCGGAATATACTCATGAGTCCGATATTATTAACCGGGAGGTAGTCGATAAACTTGAAAGTCTTAATCCAAAAAACATCAAAATTGCCCCATCGATTGCCCCATGA